AAAAGTCTGTGATACCTCTACGACCTTGTACTTCTCTTAAAAAAGGTTCTACAATGTTTCTAAAGTTTGCTCTTGTAAATTCGTCATTAAATTCAAAGAGTTGGAATTTAGAAGCAGTTGATATTGCCTTTTCTAATATAATGAACAATCGTCTAACATTGATTCTATCAAAAGCACTAGGAGATCCTAGTCCAGTTTTATCTCCGAACAATACCGTTCCTTGTCCTGAGAAAGTAGCAACTGGATTTACTCTACTTGTGTAAAGATCATCTCTTTGTTGTTTTGTAGGGTTGTATGCTAATTTAGCAGCGCCTCTAATTACACCTCTATTATAACCAGCAGGTGAATACCAAGCGTCCGCTAAAATGTCTGTTCTAGCAGCCAATCCAGCAATGTCTCCGTTTAATGGTACATATCTGTACACATCATTATATCTGTCGTAAGTATATTTGTAACCACTATCAAATACAACATAAGAAGATGATCTAATTCCATTAAAGAAATCAGTTACATTACTTGTTTGTGTATTTGAGTTTGCGATATTTACAACATCACTTCTTTGTGGTGAAGCAAATACTACACAATCTTTTCTGTTTTCAGCGATTGTGATTAGGTTATCAATATGACTTGATGAACCACTAGGTCCAGCGATAAAAAGTCCTACATCAACCGTGTCAGCGTCATTAAACTTCTCGTAAGCAGTTTTTAACTGACCATCAGTTACAGCAGAACCATCAGCGCCACCGCCAAGTGACTCACTAGTTGGTGTATCAACAGCAGTAAATGGTGTTCCTGCAGCTGGGTTACCCCAAGTAGTTCCAGAAGTATTATGATCCATCCAAAATATGTAATTAGATTTATTCTGAATTACAGTTGGATAGTAATTAACTTCTCCTTGTGGTGATTTAGCGTCTGAAGCTTTAGAAAGTTTAGAATATGATTCTAAAACCGTTCCAGGAACTCCAGAAATTGTTCCGTCTTCGTCTATTACAACTACGTGTATTTCATCTCCAGAACCTGATCTATCAGAAACGAAAGCAGAAGTTCCAGGAGCGCCATCAACTTGATCTGCGTATCTCCATTTTCTTCTTATTCTTGCGTTATCAACGACAGCAGTAATTAAACCACCAGCGCCTCTAGGATGTTGTACAATAGTTACGTCAGTTGAAGTTAGATTAGTTACTCTATATTTTTCTCCAGTATCAAAATCTGTGCCAGAAGCGGTACTTGAAAACTCAATGATGTCTCCAACATTAAGATATGTAGTTGCGTCTGAATCAACCGTTATTGTTGTGTCCCCAGCAGAAGCAGAACCGTCTGCCTGTTGAGATGTTGTTGTTGTTGCCTCAAATGCGTTTGCACTTGGACAAGTTGCGACTAATAAACTATTACCCCAAGCACCTGCTGATCTAGCAGCAAATGTTCCAACTGCACCTTGTCCAGTTGAGTAATTGTCTTCATAGTCTTGTCTGTTTTTTACAAGTAAACCAGCAGCATTTGATGTTGCGTTTAATGTACTTGTTTGGCTAGCTCGTACTACTCTTAATGCGTTAGAATATTGTAAGAAGTTAGCGGCGCTGAAAAAATACTCAAAGTTATTTAAATCAGGTTTACCGAATGTACTTACAAGTTCTTGCTCACTAGAAATAGATATGATCTCATCCAATGGTCCTTGACTGAATTGTCCAGCAAAGGCACCAGTTGAAGTAGATACAGCAGGAATGATTCTTGTTAAATCTTTTTCCTGTACGAGAACACCAGGTGATACTTGAAATGCCATAAGTTATTCTCCTCTAATTAGCTAATTTAATTATCATATTTGTTCAAAACTCGTATTATTCATACGCCCATAGTTAAAATTCAATTCCTAATGATATTTATAATACATCAAAACCTAATGATTTTTACGTACCACAGGTATCCATCTATCTCCATATTCATCTACGGTTTCCTGTTCTAACTCATTAATACCATCATCTACAAAACCAAATGGCGCCATATCTTCTTCAATTAATTTTGATTGTTCAACATACATCTGCTGACGAGCATTTTGATCTGTTAATTCTTTAAAGTAACCTTGATTAGATAACCAACCAAAGATAACTAAGCACATCATTAAATCATCATTGCTACCGTCCTCAGCCTGCCAGGATTGACCTCTTTTAGCAAATGTTGACATTTCCTCTATGATTTTGAAAGAGTTAATTACCATCTTATCTCCTTCAATAAGTGTCTTAATATTAGCACAACCTATTCTTTTTATCTGTTTAGTCATACGAACACCTAAAGATGATCCACGACCACTATACATAGCACCTAATATCTGACCAGCACGACCTTTTTGTGTAGTCATTAATACGTTAGGATACTCTATCTCAAATTGCAATGCTTCTGCTATCTGTTGACCTATATCATTTACTTCAGTTAATATATGTGCCTCATTATATCTCTTTGCTATTTCTGATATAATATTAGGAAATACAAATGGTTTAATTGTATTGTTTTTATAAAGAGCAACTATTTTAAATGGCATTTGAGTTACATCAAATACAACAAATGCTGAATAATCTTTATCAACACCTCTTGCGACATCAACCGTTATAACATAAGTATGTCCTTTTTTTGCTTCTTCAAATTGATCTACACTTCCTTTTGACATAATAGGTTCAAAATAAGTTGCACTCTTTATTTTCGCTGGTGATATAAGAGTGTTAACCGATCCTAAAAACTCACATTCAAACTCTTGTTGAAATTGCTCTGGTGATGTATTTCTTATTGTTTGTTCTTTCCACGCTTCATCTCTACCTGGAACTTCCGACCAATGTACTTCAATTGGAATATAATCATTTCTGTCTTTTTCTGCGTCAATCCATAATTTATAAAACTGATTCATACCATATGGAGTTGATACTATAATCATTTTTGTTTTTTGTCCTGAAGATATTGTAGGATAAACGGAACTAAAAAACATTTCAGCAATGTTAGTAGGTACGAAAGCAAACTCATCAAGGAAAATTATATTATAAGAACCTCCCCGAATAGCACTAGAAGATGTGGCAGCAGCAACAATAGTTGATTTGTTTTCTAATTCTATATTACCTTTGTTCCAATTTATAACACCTTGTTGCATCCATTTTGGTAAATTTTCATATGCAAGTTGAAGTCTTCCTAATATATCTCTAGCAGTAGAAGATTTATTGGCAAGTATAGCAACATTTGTATTTGGATTAAACATTGCATAGTGCATTAAGTAAGCAACCGTTGTAGTTGACTTACCTGATTGTCTAGGTAATTTGCAAATTGTAAATCTGTTTTCGTGTATAGTTTTAACTATCTTCTTTTGAAAATCATACATCTTAAAAGGTACAAGACCTTCATCTAAGGAAACAATTTGCATATAAGTTTCCATAAAATATATTGGATCATCAGCACACTTTTGATATTCTACTATTTGATCTTTAGTAAACTCAACTGGTGTGTTAACTTTCTTTAAATTAGGATTACCTAAATATGCGTCATTTCTTTCATTCATAACTTTATTCTGGTTGATAACCTGAAGTTATATCATTGACATAACCCATCCAACCTGTTATTATATATTTTTCTTTTGTTTTAGAAATTACACCTCTATGTGTATGTGTAAAATCAGTTGGCCAAATTAATGTTAAACCTTTTAAACCAGGAGCAGTTGTATCTTGGTATTTAAAATGTGTACCTGCCTCTGGCAAATCAGTTAAATAAGTCATCCATACTAGACAACGATTTTCCATCCTAGATGTTCTTTCACAATGCTCAGCAAAATATCCTCCACCTGGTGGATAGTATTGTATATTTGCACCTTCAATCATTCCATACTTATGAAAACTTTTAACCTCTGGATATTTTTCTTCATATCTTTGACAACAATGTTTTAATGCTTCTTTATACTCCATAAAAGCAGGGTTATCATATTCAGGATGTAGACCAAGGTCTGTTGAATTTTTATGTTCTTTATTAACATTAAAAGGACCACCTATAACACCTTGTTTTTGATGTTCTTTATTATCTTTAAATAATTGTATTAGATCATCACATATATTATGAGGTATAAACCAACCACCTATAAAAGTATCTTCAGGAAATCCATAATCTCCTATTACGTCAAATTTAGTTCCAACCATATTTACTCCTTATGTCCTCCCTCATCAAAAGAATCAGGAAATCTTTTTAAAAAATTTCTACGACAATTTAATGTGCCTAATATCTTATCCCATTTTTTAAACTCATCAGGTTTAGGCATTGGATGAGTTAACTCATTTACTCTATAATACTTATACATATCTGGTACAAAACAATGTGACCAACACTTATAATTTAATTCTGTTTCAAAATCTTCAAGTGTTAATCCACTTTCTTCTCCACCTGGAGATGTAACTTCACTATAATTAATTTTCCATTGATCTTTAGTTCTATGAAACAACTCTTTGTTTAATGCAATAGCAATTTCTTTATTTTCAGCGTGTATAAAACCATCCCACATTCTTCCTATTGATGGTACTAAAACATATGCTTGAGCACCTATCATTGTATCATTTTCAAATGCCGCTATATACTGCCACTTTTTTAAATCTACCCATTGAAAAATATTACCTTTCAAATCTTTAGTTTCATCATTACATTTTAAATAATAATTTTCATTACAAGTATGTAATCTATAACAATTAAGTTTATTTGAAGCAGTTATGATAGTTTTATCGCCTTGAAATCTTTTAGAAATCCATCTTAATACGTCCATTCCTGATACGTTTTTGATGATAAGATTATTTTGGTGTGATGTCTTTGAAGTTTTTGTCATTATCATTTTCACTTTTTCTTTCACTATTTGTTTCAACGGTTTTTTTATTTAACATCTTTTGTAGTTCAGCAGTAGAACCTACAAATAAAGCATTTTTAATATTTGCATTTGTTTTACCAGGCACTTCTTTTAAGTCTTTTAATTTTTTTTGTAAGTCTTGTAGTTTATCTACTGAAGTAGCAACTTGACCTATTAGTTGTCCAACTACTTCATATGCTCTAGGGTGTTGACCTTCTTTTGCAATATCAAGTATGCCTTGTATTGCCTCTTGTCCTTTTTCAATTAGATTATAATAACTATCTCTACTATAATCGTAATCAGTATTAATATCTTTATCTATTTTTATTTCTACTTCACCAGTTTTTCTTTCAACAGGTGGTTTAAATTCAGTTGTTCCAATAGGTGCTTTATCATCTACACCTAATATTTCATTTACTTTATCTTCCAATTTACTCATCTGTATCTGTACTTGGATTATATCTCTTACCATCATCAAAGAAATTAATGGTTGTTGTAAATCCAAAATCATCATCTCTCTCAGCATTTTCTGGATTAGGTATAATCACAATTCTTTCTTCTCTTGTTAATTTAGGATCCGTATCTGCCCCTAAATCTGTTTGTGTCTTTTTAATAATACCTTGATTGTTCATAGGTCCAAATAGATAAGTTTTAGCAGTAAAACTTAAAGTATATATAACTGCTCTTCTACTTGTAAAATCTCCATCGTAACTATCTTCATAATTAATATTACCTAATGTAATAGGAATATCTCTTTTAACATTTAAAGCAGGTACGGCATTTATTGTCACCGTATAATCTGGTTGAAAGTATGGTAATATTTGTTCAACAATTTGTAAACCATCTTCAGCAGTTGCTGTAAATATATATAAGTCCATATCAATGTCATATGGAACAGGTGTATAATGAAAATTAGTTTTCTTACCTTCTTCATCTGCTTTAACTTGTGAATATTTTTGAACACGAGTAAGTTTTCTACTACCATCATATTTAAGACCTTTTATTTCAAATCCCATACGAGGTAATGATGTTGCAAATTCTCTACTATTTAAATTTGCTTGTTGATCTAATCTCACCATAAATTTTTCTTTAGGTGCATATGCAAGAGGTACTTTTATTCTACTAGTTACACCACCTGTACTATTTGTTCTTTGAATAACTATGTTATTAAAGACTTGTCCAAATGCAATAATTAATTTTCTAAAACTTTGATTATAAAATCTATTTCCTAACATTATCTATCCTCATCTCCAAATGGATTTCTTTCTGTAAAGTCTAATATATCATCTAGTGCTGATGATGTATCAAAACCTGCTTCAGTATCTAAATCAGTATTAGAAGCATAAGATGATTGAGTTTGTATTGCTGATTCTGTAAAGTCTTCGTTCATTAAGAAAGTAGGTTCTCCTGATGATAAATCTTGTTCTAATAATATTGATCCTTCACCATCTAATGCTGCTTGACCACTCTCTAAACTAAATTTATAATTTAATTGATTTAATGTGTACTTGTCTTCAGCACCGTCTATTGCCTCTAAACCAGTATTTAATCCTTCCGAAGAATATTCCCAACGAGTAACTCTTAATTTGTAAACTGGTAATTGACCTAATGCAAAGAAAGGTTCCTGATCTTCAACAAATTGAATCTCAAAAAATGAGTTCATTAAAGGATAGTATATTATATCACCTTCGTTTGGTCTGCCATCGGCAATCAAACTATCTTTCATACCCACGTGATAATTCCAACTTCTTTTAGACACCATAAATGTAGTGTCTTCTCTAATCTCTAAACCAAATTTTGAAACTATTTCTTGTTGACCTGCAAAACCTTCAGTTGACTCAATATACATTTCAATTAACCAAGAGTCATCAAACCTAGAAGTTGTATCTTCTCCTAGTATTAAATCTCTATTGACTAGTGTTCTCGGTAGGTAATAGACATCGTGGCCGTATATTTTTAGACCTTCAACTATTAAGTCTTCGTGTAATCGTTTTTCGTTTTGATTACCAATGCCGTTGCCACCTTGAAAGTAATGATTGACTGGCATAGCATTATCCTATCATAAAGGCAGGGTTTAATTCGTATGTTGTTCTTAATTCATTTTCTAATTTTTCTATATCAGCACACGCTTCAGAAAAAATTTGTTGTCCGTTTAGAGTTACTCCACCTACCATTGCTACTCCGTTAAATTTAGACAAGTTAGCACCCCATTGTTTTTTAAATAAAGCAGTTGTATATCTTTTTAAATAAATGTCATTAAAAATATCTCCGAAACTTGCTGGATCTAATTTTCTATAACACTCTATAACTAACCATTCGTCTTCTTGTAAATCATTTTTCCAATCCATATCAATGTATAGTCTATTATCTAATTGACTAAATCTCATTGGTTTTTCACCTACAAGAATGTGATCTAAAAAATCTAAATGTCTTAATACAACATCATAGTTGATTACACTTGTTGAAGAAAAATCATACAAATCATTTAATCTTAATTGGTATCTAACATCAAATAAATTCATACTACCTTTATCTGAAAAAGGAAATATATTAACTACTGAAATAATACTATCTGGAACAACTAAAAAGTTTTTATCTTCATACCATTTAGTAGAAACTGAAGTATCTTTTAAATCTGTTGCTGTTTCGTCTATATTATTTAATGCTGATAAACGAGTTTTATCTGCTTCAGTTAATTTATATTTTAAATATGTTCTTCTAATTCCTTCATAATGAAATTGTCCGAAATATTGCAACGCTTCATCAATTCTATCTTCTAATTGGTCATCATCAGCATTTATCTCAATGACTGGTTTACCCAATGCTCTTAATGCGTATTGCTTTAATGTTTCTCGTGTTGATGGTACTGCCATAAAAATCCTTATCTTTTATACTATTTATAAGATTTATTTAATGGTAGGAAAGAGATTA